TTCGTAGACAAATTCAAAAACAGAATAAACTAAAGCAGGCACAGCTTGCCATGGCAATGAAAGTATGATAAAATATACTTCCGTGTGAAGGAAGTCGTCGGGGAGGGTCACACCTCCCTTTTTTTATACTATAATATCTGTTAAATAATATTGTGTGCTCGCCATGGACAAAGACAGACTTAAATTAATCGTAAAAAATCTAAAACTTCTTGTTCAATCTTTAGAAGCAGAAATTTATTCTGACCCACAATCTTACACATCCAAAATAAGTTCAGATAAACCTTATTCCATATCGGATGATGACGATGGATATCCAGACTAAAGATCCAAATTTTCAAAAGAGATCTTTTATATTAAGTGGATTTACAAGAATGAGAATACCGATTACTCAAAATGTTAGAAATTTTTGTGACAATATGATTGACAAAAACTACCAGTTTGACTTAGGATCCTTAGATGTCGTTGACAGACAGATACTCACAGAGTACAAACTATACATGGAGAATAAGAATGGTGATTAGGGATGTCATCCGAGCAGCAAAGAAAGCATTAAAGCTCGCTGAGCAAAACCCAATGCTTTATAGTAATGAAGAGATTATTTACATGAAGAAGTCTTTGCGACAAGCAAAGATTGATCTTCAAGAAACCCGCGACCTCATGAGTAAAGGATTTAAACCAAATGCGACAAAATGGACCAGTAAAACTCGTATCAGTGACACCCCAAGCGGAACAGACGATGGGGTATGTAGCGAGAGTGAGCAATCCACAGAACCAGGAGAACCCTAACGTTGCTGGTCTGCTCAAGTACTGTATCAAGCATAATCATTGGTCAGTATTTGAGCAGGCACACATGACACTTGAGATCGAAACCACACGAGGTATAGCAGCTCAAATTTTGAGGCATCGTTCGTTTACATTCCAGGAATTTTCTCAACGTTATGCTGATGTGAATTGGTTGGAAAGTGGCATTCCAGTTCCCGATCTGCGTAGTCAGGATACAAAGAACCGCCAGAATTCAATTGATGATATTCCTGAGGAAACAAAGCAAAAACTTCAAGTAAAAATTGCCGAACACTTTAGTCAAGCAATGGTTCTTTACAATGAACTTCTTGAAGGTGGCATTGCGAAAGAGTGTGCTAGGTTTGTGCTTCCTTTGGCAACACCAACAAAAATCTACATGACAGGATCTGTACGTTCATGGATCCACTATATACAATTGAGGACTGCGAATGGAACTCAAAAGGAACACATGGAAATTGCTAAAGAATGCCAATGTATTTTTGCCGGTCAATTTCCTATTTGTGCTGAAGCATTGGAGTGGTTATAATGGCAACATATCCAGTTTATAATAGAGTTACAGGAGAGCAGAAAGAAGTTGTCCTCAGTGTTCACGATTGGGAACAGTGGAAGACCGATAATCCAGATTGGGAACGAGATTGGAGTGATCCATCTACTGTTCCTGGTTCTGGAGAGGTTGGTGAATGGCGCGACAAGATGGCAAAAACCCATCCTGGTTGGTCAGATATTATGAAAAATAAAATCAAACCACAAGCAGCTCGCTACAACAACAAAACCATCACAGATAAGTACTGATATGCCTGTAAGAAAGAAAACTGTAAAATCGCCTGGACAGGGTATGAGCTCCAAACAAAAGAAGCGTCGTAAACCAATTAGCGAAGAATTCATGGTTCAGGTAGAACCACTCACTCATAATCAAAAAATATTTTTTGATGAGTGGGATAAAGGCAATATGCTTTATGCTTATGGCGTGGCAGGTACAGGAAAAACATTCATTGCTCTATACAAAGCACTCAAAGATGTTTTGAATGAATACACACCGTATGAAAAGATTTATATTGTTCGTTCTCTTGTAGCAACACGAGAGATTGGATTTCTTCCTGGTGATCATGAAGATAAATCTTCATTGTATCAGATCCCATATAAGAACATGGTTCAATCCATGTTTGAAATGCCAGATGATAATTCATACGAGATGCTTTACAGTAGCCTAAAGCAACAAGAAACAATTTCTTTCTGGAGCACAAGCTTTATTCGTGGAACTACACTGGATAATTCAATCATCATTATTGATGAGTGCCAGAACTTGAATTTTCACGAATTAGATAGTATAATTACTCGTGTTGGTCAAGACACCCGAATTATTTTCTGTGGAGATGCGTCTCAAACAGATTTGATCCGAGTAAATGAACGCTCTGGTATCTTAGATTTCCAGAGAATTCTACAAAACATGCCCGAGTTCTCTCTTGTTGAATTTGGTATTGATGATATTGTTCGTTCCGGTCTTGTCAAGTCTTATCTTATTAACAAAATCAATCTTGGTCTATGAAGTTATTTAATCATGTTGGTGGTCTGACGCCAATTGAATTGGATGCCGTAACGGTAGATGGCAAACGCCTTTATCCAACACCAGAAGGTCAGTTTGCGTCAGTCACCACTGTGATTAGTAGCAATCGTGAAAAGATGGCAGGTATTGCCCGTTGGCGAGAGCGCATTGGAGAAGAAAAAGCAAACAATATTTCTTCTCGTTCTACTAACCGTGGAACAAAGTATCATTCTATCGTAGAAGATTACCTCAACAATGCTCTTGACCTCAAGAAGTATCAGAAATTTCCTCTGCCTGTGTTAATGTTTCAACACAGTAGGGAAGTTTTGGATCGTATAAATAACATATACCTCCAAGAAGCAGCTCTTTATTCTAAACATTTAGAATTAGCTGGTCGGGTTGATTGTATTGCGGAATTTGATGGCGAATTGTCTATCATTGATTTTAAGACAGCATCAGAACCAAAAAAAGAACAATATCTTTACGACTATTTTGTTCAAGAAACAGCATATGCTTGTATGCTTCAAGAACTATATGGGTTACGAGTAAAACAACTTGTAACTATCGTTGCTTGTGAAAATGGAGAAACTCAAGTCAAGGTCCTTCCGCCTAAGAAAGAATTTTTCGTTAAACTCATGAGTTACATCAACGAATACCAAGAACGATATGGACAAAAAACAACTGTTAGAGGATAGATTTATGACATCTGCGAAATTTTCGCAGGAAGTGGAGAAGATTGCTTTGAGCAATCCAGATATGAATTACATTGATTCGGTTATCCATTACTGCGAAACTAATGAAATTGAACTAGATAATGTGAATAAATTGATTAGCAAACCTTTGAAGGAAAAACTTCGTCACGAGGCACAGCAACTCAATTTTATTAAAAAAACAAGTCGTGCCAAATTAATGTTAGTATGAGCTTCTTTCAATCAGAATTAGTGCGTGGTGACATTCAAAAAATGATAGAACTACAACAGTTCTGTTTTCGTTCTGCCATGAATTTTGTTCTTCTGGATGAAGAACGAAAACTTGAATATTTTGAAGCACTTGAAACACTAATTGAAAAACAAAAAATATTCTATGCTCGTATTAAATTGAGCGATGATCCCGAAGCTAAATCAGTTGCCGAAACAATGAAACAAGGAGTAATTATGTTGGGGGCAACTCCAGACACTCCAATTGAACATATGTTTGACGAGTTACTTGAAAAAGTAAAAGTCATGAAATCCAAATTGGAAAGTGGCACAGGGGATTGACACCCGACCCTGTGCCCTGTTATGATGAGTAAGTGATTGGGCGTCACACAGACCAAATCCAAAACAAATCCGAGGTAATCCTATGTCCTTTGCTGATCTTAAGCGTAAATCCCAGAACAACTTTGAGTTCCTCCAGAAGGAACTTGAGAAGTCTGCCAGCGGTAAGAACGTTGACGAACGTTTCTGGAAACCAGAAGTTGATGCTGCTGGTAATGGTTACGCTGTTATCCGCTTCCTGCCCGCCCCTGAAGGTGAGACTGTTCCCTGGGCGAAAGTCTATTCCCATGCCTTCCAAGGTCCTGGTGGATGGTATATTGAAAACAGTCTGACTACTCTTAACGAGAAAGATCCCGTTGGTGAGATCAACCGCCGTCTCTGGAACAGCGGTAGTGATGAAGACAAAGAAACTGCCCGTAAGCAGAAGCGCAAGCTCTCTTACTACAGCAACATCTATGTTGTGAAAGATCCTAAGAACCCTGAGAACGAGGGTCGTGTGTTCCTGTATAAGTATGGCAAGAAGATCCATGATAAGATCCTTGCTGCCATGCAACCCGAGTTTCAAGATGAAGAACCGGTGAATGTGTTTGATCTTTGGGAAGGTGCTAACTTCAAACTGAAGATCAAGAAGGTTGCTGGTTACTGGAACTACGATAGTTCTGAGTTCGATAGTGTCTCTGCTCTGTCGGCAGATGATACTCAACTTGAGAAAGTTTGGAAGAGTGAATACTCTCTCGCAGCTTTCACTGCTCCTGATAGTTTCAAGACCTATGAAGAACTGGAAGCACGTCTGAACCTCGTGCTGGGTGTTACTTCTCGTCCTGCTCGTCAGTCTTACGATGAAGATGAGGAAGAGTTTGAACCTGTGGCAGAAGAACCTGCTCAGACTTCATTCCGTTCTCGTGTTACTGCTGTTCCCACTCCGGTGAAGGAAGAAGCAGTTGTTGATGACGATGATGCTCTCAGTTACTTCGCTCGCCTTGCTGAAGACGACTGAACTGAAAATTAAAAACTGATTTTCATTGGCGGGAAAAAAATTTTCCGCCAATTTTTTTGTTTAAAAAGTTCAACCAGTTTTCTTAAGTTGCTGTGAGACGTAGTTGCCAGATTTCTTGTAGAGATTTTGCTTTCTAAAATCATCCACAAATGCCTGTAGATATATTGGTTTCAGCAAATAAATTTCACGTTTCTTTTCATTTTCTGCTGTGTAATGCTCTATGATTGTAACAGGTTTAGATAATTCATTACCATTTTTAGTTACGATCTGACCATTAATGTTTAACTTGTGCGTTCCATTATAAAATGTACTATCTACATGTAATCCTTCTGGATATGGACCATACTCATAGGTTTCATAGTGATGGATCGTTCCATATGGATCGTCAAATTCTTTCTCAATGACTTTACTCAAGGTATAATTTGTCATTGGCCAATCATACTGTGAATTGACAAGGTTGTTTGTCAGAAGGATGACCCAATCATAGAATGGATCACCATAAAGTCTATCAGCAAGTGTGTCTGGTCTGTCACCATCTACAATTGTATATTTTG